CTAAATGAAGGAGAGGAATTGTTGGATTTCTGATCCCACATCCTCTTTTCTTTTTTGTTATATATAAACCAATTAAGTAATAACAAATGACATCAGAATACTTGCAAGTAGGTATGCGTGTACGTAACACCAATAACGATCTAATTGCACTAGTTGTTGGACCTCCTGAGTACTACACACCACGGGCTAAACTAGTACGTATAAAGTACGAGAATTCAACTCGCTACGAATATCAAATCACCACCATCCTGGAAGTCTTGCCAGTTGATGAGCAATACCCAGCTCATGGTGGTACGTACGGAGTAGAAAATGTCTGAAGCACAGCCCGCTAAGAAGCGTGGCGGTCATGCCTATGGCCGTCGCAATCAACAAATGTCCAATACAGCTGAAGAAGGCGACTTGTGTTTATACACAGGCCACTCTTTAGGTAGGTTTAGTGCTCATTCAATGCGATACGACAGTCACCAAGCATGTGTGCGTTGTGTGGCTGCAGCACGTGAAGGTCGAATGTCATTAGACATTGACCGTCTCATGAAAAAGAATCGCGTCAAAGCATTGAAGTTCTGGTCACAGGTTGACATCGGCACACCTGATGAATGCTGGAACTGGAATGGCTCAATTAACAAACGCACAGGTCAGCCACAATTTGCTTGGAGACGACATGGCATCTCGACATCAACCCAACATCACCCTCAACGTGTTGCTATGTGGTTTAGCTGGGGGGATCTTGGCTTCACTGGGGTTAAAACCACCTGTGGCAATAAGTATTGCTGTAATCCTTTCCATCTTATTCCACAAAAAATTGGAGTCTTTGTAGATGACGAAACGTACCTCGATAGCTTTGAACTAGCCATTCAAATACAAACACTCAGGCAGCGCGTGAGTGAGTACATGATTGAAGAAGCTATGAAAGAATCACAAAAGATTCAAGATGCAAACGAAATCGCTGTACGAAATGAACTTGGCATAAGTCAAGACGCTTCATACCTAAACAAGTTTGAAGCCGTAATGGTGGACATGCTTGAAGGTAAGCACATCACACAGTCTGACCCTGGATTAGATCTACTACGCGGATTAATTGATAATCAATCTGACGATAATCCCACGGAAGACTATTAAATTTTCTTATTGTAATACAAGAGTTTTCAATTATGTCTCGACGCGAAGATTTACTTAAGCAACTTCTTGCCTCTGATAAGTGGGGTGAGGAAAAAGAGCAAGAGCAAAAGTTCTTGCAAGCCACTGCTGAGCTTGTCCTAACGGACATGATCAATATTGCGATCAATGGGTTTTCCCAACAAGGTGCTGGCTCCTTGATTATTAACCTTCAAAATGACAGCACTACTTATATGAGTGGGCATGACATTGAGAGGGACATCTGTAATGCAGAACGCAACGAAGATGAATTAGTAGTCGAGTTCTTGCGTGATCTAATGAAGCGCATCGATGAAACAGATTGGACATCAAACGTCTTGATTACATTGATTTCAGATGCAGGAACAAGAACATTTAGTCTCGAAGCAGGACGGAGCCAAGAGAGCTTCTCTGAGGCAGCAGCAAAATCTAAAGAATAAGCTTGCTGCACAGAATCTCAAACTCCCTCTGTATCCAACACCTCAGATCATTGAGCGTGCTCGTAGGGTCATGGGATCTATTGACTTTGACCCAACAGCTGATCCACTTCAGCAAGTCCTTGTCGATGCAACTGCAATTCCCTCAGTCGAAATCAATCCACTGCAAGAGCACTGGACAGGTAACTGCTTCGTAGCTCCTAAAGGTGCTGTTCGTAATACTCGCTTGTGGCTCAATAAAGCCATTAGTGAATATAGGAATGGCTACATCAACTCATTTGTATTTTTCACAAGTGCTTCTGAAATAATTAGATCTTCTCCTGTCTTGTTTGATTTTCCAATGTGTATCCCGTTCAAACGGGTCAAGCAGCTCAGAGCTACTCCCGAGGGCTTTGAGCCTGTGTCGCCAAGCACGTGGAACATCATCATCTATGGCCCGCCTACTGACGCTGTTCTGTCAGACGTAGACAAGGTCTCATTGTTTTACGACACCTTCCGAGATATCGGACGTGTGTCTTACAACGAATATGCCGGTGATAACTGGCAAAAAGATCTTGAATTCTATGAAGACTCAAAGGGAGAAGTCTAATGCAAAAGTATTTTACTAAAGGTTATTTGTATGAACTCCCTTCAGGGCTTACAGCACATCCTTCTCGGTGCATTATTCGTGACGGCACTATTACTTGGTCTGATGCCTTGCGAGCGAAGTCGGATGATCGTGTTTTCATTCCTCGTGAGCAGTGCCACGAGCAACATATTCTTAAGACTGCTCACCGCTTGGAAGAATTAAATATCTGGGCATCGCAGCCTGGTTTCGATTTACATGATTGCCTGCTGCCACATGAATGGTTTAACCCTACGAAAGAATGGTTGGCTGATGGCATAAGTGTTTACTTCAGACATACTTTACTTAGTACTAGACTTACTTATCAAAAACTATTACCCCACATAAAGCCGCATGAAGAGCTAGAAATGAGGGACGACTATCTGTTTTTCAAACGTTGTTAAATATGAAATACGAAGAATTTAGAGACAACTACAATCAGTTGCAATCTGCAAACATGACTGATTGGCTTGATCCATTCACAATCAATGTTGCACCAGAAGAAGATGACGATATGGTTAACTCTCCTGGTCATTACACAAAAGGCAATCAAGAAGCGATTGTCACTATTGAAGATGCCATCTCAAGTGCTCCAGGGCCTATCACTGGCCTGCTCCAAGGCAACGCACTTAAGTATTTGATTCGTCTTTGGTCAAAGTCAAATGCTTTGCAAGATGCGAAAAAAGCACGGTGGTATCTTGATCGACTCATTGCTCGCCTTGAAGGTGAGATTGATTAACATCAGGCAGGCTAACGCCTGCTTTATAGGTCACGTGACTAATACTTAGCTCTTAATATAGGGCTAGGAATAGTTAGTGACATGGGCGTACAAAAAGGGGATCCTACATATATAGAGAACCCTGATAAATATTTCATGACAATTGCCAAGGCTGTGCAAGAGGGATCTAACCATCCAATTGCTCCAGGTGGCTGCGTGATCACAAGAGGTAGAGAACTTATAGCTGACGGACGTTCAGTCCTTGCAGCTTGCCGTGTAGAGATTGACTGCATTACTTATGCAATTGCTTCTGCTGCAAAGTTCGGAACTTCTTTAGGTGGTTGCGTACTATATTCAACCCGTTATCCATTTAGTGCTGCTATATTTCAACTACATCTTATGGGTGTCCGTAAGATTGTTGTGTTAGCGCATGAGTGGGAACCGTATTACAAAGACGAATTCCGCCGTGCATCACGATTAGCACGCGAACTAAACATATCCATTGAACCATTATTTGAGAATGAAGACGAACGTTTCACCACAAACGATCAAGCGCCTCGCTTCAGTGCAAGCACCGACAAAGAAGAAGAGTTCCAAGACAAAGACCTCTACACGTCAAGTCCGGCTGAACAAAGCGATACAGACCTTTCAGTTGATTAATCAAAATATGACCTCTCCCGTTCTGTTTGATATTGAGACGACAGGCTTACTTCGACGTGGCAGTCGTATTCACTGCATCGTTGCACGTGATCTCATTGACGTTGATGAAGTCGAAGTGTTTGACATCAATCGTTCCGACAGCACACTTGATATGGGTGTTGAGAGATTGAAACAAGCTCCCATTCTTGTCGGACACAACATCACATCGTTTGATATTCCGTTGATCAAGGAAAATTATGACTTTGATTATCAAGGAGAAATCTTCGATACACTTGTTTTATCTCGCTTGTTTTATCCTGATATCAAAGAAAGAGACTTTGAGCGACGTCCTGCAGGTATGCCTGCAAAGCTTTATGGCTCACATGGTCTAGAAGCTTGGGGTCATCGTCTTCGCTGCTTCAAAGGTGACTTTGGTAAGCACGATGGTTGCTGGGATAAATATACTCCCGAGATGCTTGATTATTGCATTCAAGATACCTTAGTCAATGTCAAGCTATATGACCTTATGATGCGCAGGATGGACGACTATGTTACCTCCCAATGAAGGCTTAATTAAATTAGATAAGCAGGCAATGACCATACATATCCTGGTCAAAATGCCATCTCCTGAAACTCAAAAAAGATTGAAGGAAGAACTAGAAAAAAATTATCCAGACTATACCGTATATCAAAGACCAGATGACTAAAAAACAATTACCAAAGAAAGATGCTCCACTGACTGTTGAAGAGTTTCAAGCTGCTGCTGATCTTTTCTTTCCGCTGTACAACGTTGTCTCTTCAGAGATGGAAGGTGCAAAGGTAGAAGACATCCTCAAAGTCATGGAAAACCTTGCGAAGCTTGCTCATCGTGAGCGTGCAAAAGCTCGTGAAAAAGATATCAACCTGAAGTTCGGATTCAACAAAGATGATAAATGATTTCGTAGACCTTGAGATGCGTATGGCTGTGTTGATGGCGCAGCAAGAACAATCTGGTTTCCGCTTCGATACCGAAGCTGCCATTGATGTTCGTGCAGAGCTGCAGCAAGAGGTCAACGACATCCAAGAAAAGATCAAGTCACGATTCCTTTTCGTGCCTGGCAAGGTCTTCACACCTAAGCGCAACGACCGCAAAGCCGGTTACGTCGCTGGTTCTCCGTTGACCAAGCTGATTGATTTCAACCCCACTAGTCGTCAGCACATTGCTTGGGCTCTCAAGCAACACAGCGGTGCTCGCTTCACCAAAACTACTGACACTGGTAAGCCCAAGGTTGACGAGGCCACGCTCTCTGAGATTCGTGACGTCGCTCTACAGCAGAACAATCCCAAGCTCCATGAGGAGTGCGAGCTGTTCATTCGCCTACTTACTTTGCAGAAGTGGTTAGGGCAGCTGTCTGAGGGTGCCAACTCATGGTTCAACACCATTGAGGACGACGGCTGTATCCATCACAGCTGTGCTCTCGCCACTGTCACTGGGCGCAACGCACACCGTGGTCCGAACTTGGGCCAAGTTGTCAGTGCTCCATGGGCACGCAGGCTGTTCATTCCTCACCCCGGCCACGTCATGGTTGGTTGTGACCTGGAAGGACTAGAGCTTCGCTGTCTTGGGCACTTCCTTAGCCGCTTTGACGGAGGCTCGTTTGCTGATGTTGTCGTCAATGGCGACATACACACGCAGAACGCTGAACGTGTTGGCTGCACACGCAAGCAAGTCAAGTCTCTTACTTATGCTTTCATCTATGGGGCAGGCGATCAAAAGCTTGGTCATACCCTGCAACCAGAGCTTTCAGACGCAGGCAAAAAACGCCTCGGCTCAGAGCTACGACGAAAGTTTCTTGACGCAATCCCTGGACTTGAGCCACTGATTGTTGCTGTCAAAGCTAAAGCCAAGCGTGAAGGTCGCATACGTGGCTTAGACGGACGACCTGTATTCATTCGCGCAGAACACGCCTCATTGAACTTCCTGCTTCAGTCAGCTGGCGCGATTCTGAGCAAGCGCTGGTGCGTAATTGCTCAAGATATGATAGATGAAGCCGGACTTGTTTATCACACAGACTACACACGTTGCGCATATGTACACGACGAACAACAGTTCTCAGTCATTCCAAGCGAAGCTGATCGCGTTGCAAGAATCTTGGTTGAGGCAGCACCTCGTGCCGGTCAACACTACGACTTTAAAGTTCCCATCACAGCATCGTCAGACATAGGCAAATCATGGAGTGATACACACTAATGTTTCAGTTTGAAGTAGATAAAAGCGGGCTCATCGTACTTGTTCAAGCTATGGACATGTACCTTGAGCGCTGGCCTGGTGGCACTCCAGATCAGCAACAACAGATTAAAGATATGAGTGAAGTGCTTCATCGAGCATTGCTTGAAGCCACCTTCATCGATCATTAATTACTAGAATATAAATATCGTTCATCCCTGCATAAGGGACGCAAGTAGGACAGAGTCCGAAGGAACGGGAAATTTCACCTCACTATGGAGTTTCCAATGTCAACAGTACAACTAATGGGTCTTGTTCGTGCCCAAAAGAAAGCGAACCGTCGTAACCTTGAACTCTCTCATCATCAAGAGCAAGAGCTTGCTGCTGGTTACCATTCAGTAGCCGAAGACAAAGCAGGCAGGTGCTACACCTATCGTGGAGTTCAATACTGCTACAACTAAAAAATAAAACCAAAGAACAACAAGCAGGCTAACGCCTGCTTTTTTTGTGGCGTTCAATAATTCAGATCACTCATGACTGCAAACTGCACATCTGCCTGGCTCGGCAACAGCGAAGCTGCTTGGCACGGAATTGGAACCGTTACCGAAGGCACACTTCCAGCGCGAGAAGCTTTTGAAACAGCAGAAGCCCTCTTCAACGTTGAAAAACGAGAGCTGCTTTACCCAATCTTCGTCGATAACGAACAGACCACTGGGGAAATGCAAAACTCTGGCTCCTTCGGAGTTGTCCGTACCGACACTCAGCAACTGCTCGGTGTCGTATCGGAGCAATATGAGATCGTCCAGAACGATTCGCTCTTACGGATGGCTGAGTTCATCCGTGAGGAAGTTGATATGGACTGTGTCATCGTCCTGTCGCATGGCAAAAAAGTCTGTTTTACCGCCACACTCCGTGGTGCGGAGACAGACATCGTCCCTGGCGATACCGTCAAACGACGCATTGTTGGTTACCTCGGACACGACGGCAAGACTGGTTGTGGTGCAATGTTCACCAACATCCGTGTTGTGTGTCAGAACACATTGACTGCTGCTATGGGCGATGCATCTGCTCGTTCCAGCATCACTCACAAGAACGGTGCCAACAACAACTTTGATCAACTGATCAACAGCATTGACGTAGCCCGTCAGGACTTTGTCACTGAGTGTGACCTGATGCGTGAGCTTTCACGTACACACATGGGTCTTCAAGGCTTCAGTGAGTTTGTAGATGAGGTCTACAACATTGATGACGGTCAAGTTTTCCGTAAGCGTGACAAGCTTGAAGCTGCATTCCAACGTGGCTTTGGCTATGACTACGCTCCTTACTCTGTCTGGAATGCTGTTAATGCAATTACACAGATAGAAACAAGCACCCGTAACACCACTCGTGCTAAGGGTAACGCTCAGTTTGCACGTGGCACCTTTGGTGTCGGTGCACAAATCAGCAAGCGTGCTTTCAAAGTTGCTGCTGAACTAGTTGGTGCTACTTACTGAACCTGCTGAGTAAAGTTGTTGAACTGACCGCCGAAATTTGCAAATGGGTTGTAGTAAGGCAACGCAACGTTTGGCTTATTCACAGCATATGGGCTTTGATATGGCTGATAGCCGGGTTGCTGAGTGAAGTGACCCGTAGGCGGTGGCGGCGGTTGGTACGTAGACATGAAGTCAGGTGTCTGTACGGGGGTATACGTCGTTTGCGGAGGAACAGTTGTGAACTGGGGAACCTGAGGCGTTGGGTACGGAGCCGGTTGTGTCTGCGTAGGTGAAACGCCTGTAGATGGCTGCTGCGGCTGTGGCTGAGGCTGCGGCTGCGGCATGGGATATGGCTGGAATGTGTAGTCAGGCTTAGAAGGCTTTGTTGACCCTCCACCACCTGGGGATGGCTTCACCGGCTGGGTTGGCATCACCGGTTGGATAGTTTCACCTAGCCCTGGAGGCTTCAGCACTGGGTCACCACCACTGCTTCCAGGCTGGTAATTATCTGGCTTAGTTAGATCGATCCCTGGTGAAGGCTTGGTGTAACCAGGCTGTTGACTTGCATGGTCAGGATGGTCTGTATTTGGCTTAAACCCACCTTTGCCATCAGGCAGGAACATTGGAATTACTGCAGGCTTACTGCCTGAGCCAGCTCCTGGCTGTTGAGGTGAAGGCTTGGTGTTACCAGGCTGTTGACTTGCATGGTCAGGATGATCTGTATTTGGCTTAAACCCACCTTTGCCGTCAGGTAGGAACATTGGAATTACTGCGGGCTTACTGCCAGAGCCAGAACTAGATCCTTGACCCGAAGGCTGACTGGGATTGCTAGCAGGTTGCGGTTTATTCGTTGGCACGTCATAGGCACCAGGCTTGCTAGATCCCCAACGATGGCCACCACTAGCGTGGCTATAACCGTGGTAATACTTATCGCCAACTTTATCTCCAACCTTCAACGTGCTGTAATCAATTTTGCCGTTTGATGCAACAGCAGGCTTAGGTGCTGGTTTTGGTTTATTCTGACCAGTGACGGTCTTATTCATGCCGTCATAAGTAAATTGTTCACCAGTATTTTTATTGTTATACACAGTATTTCCGCCAGTTTGTTCTTGCTTTGCTTTGTAGTAAGCTAATTTTTCTGCATGCAAATCCGTTTTGTTCTGACCACTGACGGTCTTTGCATTCTTTTGTGCCTGATTCGGTGTAGCAGGTTGTGCATAGTTGATATAACCTTGAGTTTTATATCCACCATTCGCTTGATAATCCTGCATCCGTTGATAATTATCAATGGATTGTTGCGACCAATGATGGCCTGACTTCAAGTCATCAAATCCTTCTGATTGTGCCCAATCAGCACCCTCTTCTTTCTTGGCATTCCAACGCTCCAAATCTTTTTGGCGCTTAGCATACTGATCGTTCAAGAGAGCTTCTTGACGTTCTTGTGTAGAACGTTCGTCTGTCCTATAGGTTTTATATTCGTCACCGACTTTAGTTCCAATGCCACCAATTAAGCCTGTATTTTTAATGTAAGCACGATTGTCCTCAATTCTTTGATTACGTGCTTTTTTCTCATCACGCTTAGCCTGATCCATTTCGTTGATGGCAGCTTGATAAGCTTTCTGATCAAAGATATCCCGTCCTCTACTATCTTTATATGTGTGCTCTTCCTTCAGCTTATCTTTTTTAGCAGAATCTAGCTCACGTTGTTTAGCTTTTTGCTTAGCTCTTATACGTGCAGCTTCATCACGCTTCGCCTGCTGCTTATCATACCAACTGCTTTTAGCCATCGATCAAACATATAAATAAGCTATCAACATTTTATCTCATTCCACATCAATATTCTGATTAATTAGAATACCGATAGGTACAAAGATAAAATTATGAGTTACGAGTTTTTTACTTCACGTAGAGACATTCTAGAAGGCAGAATTGAATCTCTACAAGATCGACTTGATCGAATCTCAAGACGTAGACCTACTGCCGCACGTCTTGCAAAAATCGAAAAGTACGAAGCACGCCTTGAAAATCTAGGAGGAAAACTTGAAAGCGTTAACGACCAGATCACCGCCTTGACCGAATCCAAATTCGAGTTCACCGTGGGCTTGTCCAATAAAACCTTTGCTTTTGAGCGTGGTGACGTTGTTATCGGGACGGTAGACGTCACTGTCAACGACAGCTTGTTTGACAATACCTACGTCGCAGGCGATGACTTCCGTGTTCGGTTGTATGCAGAACGTCCTTATCAAGGCCGTTCTTCTACTTTCACTGCTTTTGCGGCTGAAGGAGAAGCAGGGGGTGAGCTTACTGCTCGCTTCGGTGGCTCAATCCTTGGAGGAATGATTGAGAACTACGACACAGTGACCGTTAATTTCCTCAATAGCAACGGTGACAGTTTCTTCTCCGAGACCTTTGACACTGCTACGATTTAACGCAGGGTCATAACTAAATAACCTGAGCCGGGAGATTAACTTCTCCTGGCTTTTTTTATGTTGAGCATATATACTACTATCAATTTCAGTTTATATTCCTTAACATATATATGTAGGTGATGACATCACCTAATAATTTTTGTAATAATACCTGTCTTACTAATGGCCAATTCAATCCTTTCGGGATCGCAATCCCGTTCTAACTGGGAGGCACTATGTGAGTGGGTAACATCAACAAACAACCGTCTTTATGTCGGTTGGTTTGGAATCTTGATGATCCCAACTCTGCTAGCTGCCACCATTTGCTTCATTGTTGCTTTCGTCGGTGCTCCTCCTGTGGACATTGACGGCATTCGTGAGCCTGTTTCTGGCTCTCTTCTGTATGGAAACAACATCATCTCAGGCGCAGTTGTCCCTAGCTCAAACGCAATCGGTTTGCACTTCTACCCAATCTGGGAAGCAGCAACCCTTGACGAATGGCTCTACAACGGTGGACCTTATCAACTCATTGTCTTTCACTTCCTTATCGGTATCTTCTCTTACCTGGGACGTGAATGGGAACTTAGTTATAGACTAGGAATGAGACCCTGGATTTGCGTTGCTTACAGCGCACCAGTGGCTGCTGCATCTGCTGTCTTTCTGGTATATCCCTTTGGACAAGGTAGTTTTTCTGATGGGATGCCCCTCGGTATCTCTGGAACTTTCAACTTTATGCTTGTCTTCCAAGCGGAGCACAATATC